TATCATGTATAATGTTATGATCTTCTTGCAACAATACAGTTTTAAACATATGTTTGTTGGTAAATACCTCAAAATCTTCTTTACCTTTCTTGGTTCTTTTGTCAAATTTAGGCATAACTACATAATGTTTGTTGTATTCTTCAGGTTGTAAAACCTGCATATGCAAAGCTGTTCCAAACTTCATAGCTGAAGTTGGTGGTAATGGATTCTCCATAATGTATTTAAAGTATTCTGGAGATTTGCCAGTTAAATTATTCAACATACTATTAGTTACGTAATCTGAATCTATATAGTAGTTGTCGTTGTCTATTTGGTGATTGTTAATTATTTTCATTTGTTTTATTTGAGACATTAAGACCCTACCGAAGTAGGGCCCCAATGCAATCAAAACAAAAACCATGCGAACATGGACAAGAAAGTTTTACAAAAGTAGTAAATTAATCTTTTGCTCCCGAGTCTTTCTCTTCTTTGTTTTGAACTTTTTCTTGTTGGTTTTGATTGTCTGCTTCTATTTGATCATCTAACTCACTCATTCTCTTAAGTATATTAGCTGATTCTGGTATTTGTAAACAATATTCATACAAGCTTTTTCTAAACCCTTTAACCTCTTCTTCTTCAAACTTATCATAAGCGTTGTAGTCTTTATGCACCCAGGTTAATAATGCAACCTCATGCGACCTTAATGCTTCTGACATAGCCTTAAGTGTTTCAGACACAGGCTCTTCTACTTTATAGGACTTACCCATGATTTTTACTTTTTTCTTTGTTTTAGTTTTTGACGTCATGTAATTCTTTTTTTAATTGTTTTATTTGTAATTTTAATCTATCATTATTATCTAGCAATATATTTACTAGTTGTATGTTTCTTTGTAAATCTGAAAGTATTGGTGATTTATAAAACTCAATAAAATTTTCTTTATGATCTACAAGAATTTCTTCAGCTATATCATAGTATTTTTGAATGTGTGGATACACCTGTATAAAATCTTCAATTGCTTTGACTCCATACATTATTGTTGCGTGATTTTTTTTCAACGCACTTGCTATTTTATGGTAAGTCATTCCTACTGATTTTCTTAAAGTGTACATTAACACCATTCTTTTTTCTACTAAATCACGTCTTTTATTTTTAGAATATAATTGTATCGGTGTAATCTCAACTTTCTCGCAATATTCTTCAAAATAATCTTCTAATGCTGTATTATATGTCATAGTACTTCAATTATTACTCCTGCGTTTTGTTTGTCTACAGTGTAAACACCAAAACAAGGTATTATGTTTTCACAATTATCATTTTCAACATAACCATATTGTTCCATTAAATCTTGCACTGTTTGACAAGGGTTAATGTAGTCAAACTTACGTTTTGAATCTCTAATAAATGTAAACTTAACATGATATGGTTTTTGTTTGTTTTTAATTAATTGTAAAAACTTATTTTTATTATTTATCCAGTCTGCTTTTGTTTCTTTTATATATTTTGTTACTGTTTTTGAGTGAATTAAATATTTTCCTGTCCATTGTTTACTGTTTTTGCTTGATGGTACATTCTTTGGTATAAAAATTACACTCATTTGACAAATATAGTAAAAAATAAAGAGTTGCACCCAGAGGTTAAGTTACGACAAATGAACACATATTGGGATTTGTTATCTCTTTATTTTTTTTATTTTAGAATGGCATGTCATCATTAGCAGCTTCTTGCGCTACAGCGTTTGCTCTGCCCCATGATGCATGTTTAGTACTAAACTCAGCCATTTC